CTAAAAAAGAAAGTGAGCAGTATTGGGAGCGCAATGAGGAGCCTAAAGACCTGCAAAAAATAAGCTCAATCTTTCAATGGAATAGCCTGCACAATGAGTTTAAGTCTGAGTGGGTAGATTACATCGAAGAGGAGTTCGACAAACGTGAGTATGGGCATTGGTTTATGAACAACGGTGAACCTGTCTACATAACAGGGTCACATTACATGTACCTACAATGGGCTAACATAGACATTGGATATCCTGACTTCAGAGAAGCCAATAGAATTTTATACATACATTGGGAGGCATGCAAAGCTGACAGCAGATCTTTCGGCCAAGTGTACCTAAAGATTAGACGTTCAGGATTCTCATACATGTCATCATCAGAATGTGTAAACATTGGGTCTTTGGCTAGGGATGCCAGGATCGGTATACTGTCAAAGACAGGGTCTTATGCCAAGAAGATGTTTACTGACAAGGTTGTTCCTATTGCTAAGAAGCTACCCTTCTTCTTTAAACCGATACAAGATGGTATGGATAGACCAAAAACGGAGCTTGCTTTTAGGGTTCCTGCTTCTAAGATTACTAAGAAGAACATGTATGAGCAGAAGGCTAATGATCTAGATGGATTAGATACAACTATCGATTGGAAGAGTACTGATGACAACTCCTACGATGGTGAGAAAATCTTGCTGCTTGCACATGATGAGAGTGGGAAGTGGTTGCGCCCCAACAATATCTTAAACAACTGGAAGGTGACAAAGACATGTCTGCGTTTAGGTAGAAAAATTATAGGCAAGTGCATGATGGGGTCTACATGTAATGCTTTAGACAAGGGTGGTAAAAACTTCAAGAAACTATTTCAAGAGTCAACAACCAAGAAGCGGAATGCTAATGGTCAGACAAAGACAGGTCTATACGGCTTGTTTATTCCTATGGAATGGAACTTGGAAGGTTTTATAGACATATATGGAATGCCTGTGTTCCGCACTCCGGAAGAACCAGTAAAGGGTGTAGATGGGGAGTGGATAACAAAGGGAGCCATTGACTATTGGGAAGCAGAGGTAGATTCATTAAAGAGTGATGCTGATGCATTGAACGAACACTACAGACAGTTTCCAAGGACAGAGTCGCATGCTTTTAGAGACGAGAGTAAAGCGTCAATATTTAATCTGTCAAAAATATATCAACAGATAGACTACAACGACAGTTTGATAAAAGACCATATGACAACAAGAGGTAGTTTCTATTGGCAGAATGGTATAAAAGATTCTAGAGTTATATGGACACCTAAAAATAATGGGAGGTTCTTAATATCATGGACTCCTCCTGCGGAATTGCAGAACAATGTCATAAATAAAAATGGGATTAAGTATCCAGGCAATGAGCATATGGGAGCCTTCGGTTGTGACTCTTACGACATATCCGGAGTAGTGGGGGGAGGTGGCTCTAATGGGGCATTGCACGGTCTTACAAAGTTTCATATGTCTGAGGGTCCATCTAACCATTTCTTTTTGCAGTATATTGCTAGACCTCAGACAGCGGAGATATTCTTTGAAGAAGTATTAATGGCTTGCGTATTCTATGCGATGCCAATACTAGTAGAGAACAACAAACCTAGGATGTTATACCACCTAAAGAATCGGGGGTATCGTGGATTTAGCGTGAACAGACCCGACAAGGAATACAACAAGCTATCAAAGACAGAGCGAGAGCTTGGAGGTATTCCTAACACTTCTGAAGATGTTAAGCAGTCGCATGCGTCAGCTATTGAGTCGTATATAGAGAAGCATGTAGGGTTTGACCTTGAGGGATTCTCAAGGCCTGTTGATGAGGTTGGAGATATGCCGTTTAACAGAACGCTTGAGGATTGGGCTAAATTTGATATAAACAATAGGACAAAGTTTGATGCTTCCATCAGTTCAGGTCTAGCAATAATGGCTTGTCAGAGGCATTTGTATACCCCTCAGAAAAAAAAGAAATCAAAAATAAGTGTTAACTTTGCAAGATATAACAACAAATGTACAACAAGCCAAATTATAAGATAATGAAAGATGTAGAAATAGACATATCCCCGGAAAGCTTTCCTAGTCAGTTTGTATCTGATGCACAAAAAGCAACAGACGAATTTGGTCTCCAGGTCGGTCAAGCGATACAGTATGAGTGGTTCAAAAAGGGCGGCTCAGGCTGTAGGTTCTATGACCAATGGAGACAGTTCCACAATCTTAAATTGTACGCTAGAGGAGAACAGTCGGTAGGTAAATATAAAAACGAGATTGCTGTAGATGGGGACCTATCGCACTTAAACCTAGATTGGACACCTGTGCCTATCTTGCCGAAGTTTGTAGATATTGTTGTCAATGCAATGTCTAACCGTTTATTCTCAGTAAAGGCACAAGCGCAGGATGCTATGTCTCAAGGTAAAAAGAATAAGTACCAAGATATGGTAGAAGCGCAGATGGTATCTAAAGATATCCTTGGAATAATAAAAGAGGAGTCGGGGGTTGATCCATTCGTTATGCCTGAAGAGGAGCTGCCAACAATGATGAGGAACTAGCCTTGTACATGAACTTAAAGTATAAGCCTGCTATTGAGATAGCTGAAGAGGAAGCTATCGATACTATTTTTCAGGAGAACCATTATTATGACTTAAGGAAGAGGTTAGACTACGACCTTACAGTATTAGGCATAAGTGTATCTAAGCATGAGTTCTTGCCAGGTGCAGGAGTAGAGATTTCATACGTAGACCCTGCAAACGTGGTGTATAGCTACACTGAAGACCCACACTTCAAGGATTGCTTCTATTGGGGGGAAGTAAAGACAATACCATTGACTGAGCTTTTTAAAATAGACCAATCTATTACAAAAGAGGAGCTGGAGCAGATATCTCAGTACAGCCAAAGTTGGTACGACTACCACAATGTCTCACAGTTTTATGACAACGACATCTTCTACAAGGACACATGTACGTTGCTATACTTCAACTACAAGACCACTAAGAAGTTTGTATACAAGAAAAAGATACTTGAAGGGGGTGGATCTAAGATTATAGAGAAAGATGACCAGTTCAACCCTCCTACTGAGATGATGGAGGAAGGTAACTTTGAGAAGATATCTAAGACCATTGACGTATGGTACGAAGGTATCATGGTGATGGGTACAAATATCGTATTGAAGTGGGAGCTTGCGGAGAACATGGTACGTCCCAAATCATCTTCACAACATGCTATGCCCAACTATGTTGCTGTGGCACCAAGGATGTATAAAGGGGTTATTGAGAGCTTGGTGCGTAGGATGATACCTTTTGCTGACTTGATACAGATAACACATTTAAAGTTACAGCAAGTTATTTCTAAGGTTGTCCCTGATGGTGTGTTCATTGATGCTGATGGATTGAATGAGATAGACCTGGGGACAGGAGCAGCATATAATCCTGAGGATGCTCTTAGGCTATACTTCCAAACAGGTAGTGTAATTGGTAGGAGTTATACTCAAGATGGTGAATTCAATCAGGCTAGAGTCCCTATTCAGCAGTTAACCTCTAGTTCCGGTGCAGGGAAGACGCAGATACTTCTCTCCAACTACAACCACTATCTAAATCAGATACGTAACGTAACTGGGCTTAACGAGGCTAGAGATGGCTCTACTCCCGACCCTAATGCTTTAGTTGGTGTTCAGAAGCTTGCGGCATTAAACTCAAATACTGCAACACGACACATCCTTGATGGTAGCTTATACATATACAAGACATTGGCAGAAGCAGTATCCTGTAGGATTGCAGACATACTTGAGTACGCAGACTTCAGAGAAGATTTTGCAAATAAAATAGGAAAATACAACGTAAGTATACTAAATCAAATATCAGAGTTGTATATTTATGACTTCGGGATATTTATAGAGATTTCTCCGGACGAAGAGCAAAAGGCTCAATTGGAGGGGAATGTACAGATGGCCTTATCAAAGGGTGATATTAACCTGGAGGATGCTATAGACATTCGTGAGTTAAAGAACATAAAGTTGGCCAATCAGCTATTGAAGGTAAAGAGGATAGCGAAGCAGGAGAAAGAAGAACAGATGCAGATGCAACAACAACAGGCACAAAGTCAAATGCAGATGCAATCTCAGCAGATGGCGGCACAGACAGCGATGCAGAAGATAGAGATGGAGACTAGGGCCAAGATGCAGGTGAAGCAGGCAGAGATAGCATTTGAGATAGAGAAGATGAAAGCTGAAGCAGAAGTCAAAGGCCAACTTATGCAGAAAGAGTTTG